ATGAATGACCCCCTATCTCATCGCTCCCAAGCCCTGCGGTGGTTATCGGTGGAAAGGTTGCACCGATAACCTATGACATCAGGCGGTGACGGAAGGAAAACCGCCTGATTCAAAGTGTTTATGGATTATTGGCAGCCTCATTGACTGCATCTTTGAGTTGTTGCTCCGGCACTCCCTCGTGTATCCCAATTTCAATCGCAACTGCCAAGATTGCCGCAAGATATTGGACTGTTGTCCATTCACTATAAATTTCGCTCATTAAGGCTTTGCTCCTAGCTGAGCAAGTAGAGCTGCAACTTCAGGTGATAGACCCGCAGTTGGATTTGCAACCGATGCCGCAGGCGCAGGCGCAGGCTTTGGCGCAGGCGCAGCCGTCAGTAAGTAGTTATTTGCTTTCATCAATGCTTGCGGATCACTCGTTGCATCTAACAGAATCCACGGCGCACTTTTTCCAGGCTTGGCAGGGCCTTGACCTATGCGCGCAAGGATTTTCTCATTGATTTTTGTCTTTAGCGAATTGCGCAGAGCGACATTGAACCAAAGCAGAGAGTTATGCTCTGTGCTGGTATCAAGGTCATAGACATTGACTTCGACTGCCTCAGCGATGCCATGGACAGTTTGAATCCCTGTCTTGTATTCAATCGGTGTGATGATGAGCAAGTGATTGGCAAGGTCTGCTACTTTCACTGACTCGCTTTGATTTCCTGGTGATGCGAAGGTCATTCCCCCGTCTCCTTTTCTGTTTGTTTGTTCATTTCATCTTCTTCATTGTTTTTTACTATGTCATTGATTGTGACTTCAATGTCGTTTTCATCAGCTTCTTCGGTTGTTTCAATCCAACAATAGCCAACAGAGCCACCGCGCAGGCCAATTAGCCAAGCAACAGAGTTGAGGATTCTTGCTTCCCAATGCTTCATTGGACTAATTACGAGTCGCGGTTTCACCGTAGCATCCTTTCGACAAATCTTTTGAGAAAGGCAAAAAGTAAGGGCAATAATTGCAGAGGCGATTTGGCACTGCTGGAATCATCTCCCACATCGTTGGATTGGCTTCAACATCAATTTGGGTCAATAGCGCGTGGATGTTATCCATTCGCTCTAAACCTTTCAGAGCCACTGATTCGTCATAATCATAAAGCTCAATGTGCATCTCATCTATGCCACCACTTGTCGGCAGATAAACAAGAGCAACTTGATTGACAGTTGCCCCTGTCTGTGCCATCCCGTAGCCATAAAGTTGAATTTGTGTAAAATATTGAGGGTTTTTGCCTTCTTTGCGCTTGCGATCCATCTGATTAGGACTTGTGGTCTTCCAATCAATGACGATGCCACGAACGCTGTCATAGAGATCAATTGTTCCTGTCAAATTGCCACGGATATTGACTCGCTTCTCAACTTCATAGCCTTCAATTCTTGCAAAGACATCTGCAAGATATTTGTGAATAGCGCTGCCGACTTGGGCGCTCCAATTTGATGAACCGCCTTCGTTCGTCTTCTCCCAATCAAGGAGTTTGTAAGCAAGTCGCCTAGTGCAGTCATGGCCGACCTCTGATGGGCCAATCACAACCTGCTTAGCTCTTGGAGTCCAAATTCCTGCCTGAGTAATTATCTCGGACAAGCCTTGCCCAAGAGATTTTGCCGGCGATATTGGGGAAACTAAAGTCATCAATCATCCTCTTCTTCATCATCATAGTCCGGAATAATCGGAACAATTGGCTCAACAGGATTTAGATAAGGAATGCTCATTCTTCATCCTGGTTGACAAGAGTGAATCTGCGATGAGTGCTTTGGACTTGCAGGACATCAAGCACTTGTGGTGGCAAGATTTCCTTGGCGCGTTTGGTGTCAAAGCGCGTTGAGGTCACTGAGGTGTATCTGACTACTTCTCGGCCTCTGTAAAGACCAATTTCATTATCACCTAACGATGCCTCTATGTGGGAGCGAGCTACATCAGCAACTTCTTCCCATTCTTTTATCTTGGCAAGGGCGTGGCGGTACTGTTCGAGCCACATTGCGATGTTCTCGTCAAAGTCAACCACGCCCTTCTCTAACTCCATTGACATAACCCCGACCTTTTTCAGTAGTAATTTTTCTTTTTGAAATGATCCCAAGCGTTGCAAGGGGTCAAGTGTCGCCTGTGGATATAGGCGAGAGTTGCCACAAGTTGGGCAACTGATGCCTCAGAATGCTTCATTCCAAGGTTGCGATAGGTGGCATCGAGCAATTGTCCGATACCTTTCGCGCTTGAAGCGGGGTTTTTGGCCTCTGCTTTCCAAGCGCTTTCCTTACCAAGCAATTTTGCAAGGCAGGAATACTCTTTCTTTGTCAGCAATTTCTTTGCCAATTGCTTCGCATCGACCTGCTTTAAGATAGGTCTTTCTTTGTAAATAATGCTGGCAGGAATTGCCGGCTGAGGCGCAAACGCTGCGTTGACAAACATTGAGGTCATTGCGCTGACTCCGATGATGATGATGATTCCCCTGAGTGTTTTTCTTCTTTGAGTAATTGGGATTCTCCTTCTAATTTCGCGCTTCTCTTGAGAACCTGAGTGACATAACTCAATTCGATTTTCATAGTAGCTGCGATTTCTTTGGGTGTTCGCCCAAAAGAATGCAAGGATCGGATAGCACTAGCGCGATTAACTCGCCCTGTTTTCCTATTCTTAAATCCTTGCCCAAATCCTCGCTGTGCAGGCGTGGTGCCTGCCCAAATTCCGTGAGGTATCTGTTCCTTGAGCGCGTAGTCCAAGCACTCCTTTCGTTCAGGACAACCTGCGCAAATTGTGCGCACGATTGGGAGGCACTTTGCCTCTTGTTCTTTTGATTCAGGAAAAAATAAGTTTGGGTTGATGATGTCCTTGCAACTTGCTTCGGGTAGCAAGGGAAGTGCAGGATAGAATTGTTGAAGAGCATTCACTGCCTCTCCCCTAGCCAAGATTCAAGGTCTTGTATGACAAAAGCTCTTTCAATAGAAGCATTCCTTCTCTTGACAATGACGAAGGCGGGAGGAATCTGCTCAAGTCCTCTTGCCTTGGCAAAGTTCTTGGCTTCAATCACGGCTTCATCCCAAAAGGCGGGCAAGGAGATGGCCTTTCGATTCTTTAACTCTAAAACATAGGATTTGCCAGCAATGAAGGCAACGATGTCGCCCTCATCATTTTTTCCGCTTAATCTAAGGCGCTCGGCAACGACATTCTTCGAGCGAAGCCATTTCAAAACTCCTATCTCAAAGGCTGCGCCTTTTCGCCCACTTGGATTTGCCATAACTAAGAAAGAACCTTTCTCAACCTCTTCTGCTTGGCTTCCCAAGCTTGGGCCTGCCTTATGCCTTCCTCAAGAGGATCATCTTGCAGGGCTAAAATGGCCCACAGAAGGCCTAAAATAGCCAAAACGGCCCCAAAAATCCAAAATTCCATTTTCTTCCCTTCTTTCTTTGGGCTAACTATGGGGCCGAGGGGGCTCAATCTAGGCGGGGCGCGCCGAAGGCGCAAGGGGCAAGTGCATGGGCAAATGCATGGATGTAGGCTAATGTTTAGCCTAGAAGCCAAGGCGGAGGGCCGAGGCTCTAAACGGAAGGAAAGCAAAATGGAAAATGTAAGCGAGTTTCAAGGATGGACAAATCGCGAAACTTGGGCAACCAATCTCCATCTTGATAACGATCAATACTTACAACTTCAATGCTTAGCTTGGGCCAAGGACGAAATTTCAAATGTCAAAATTGACCAAGCGGTTTATGAATTAGCACAAAGGATTCAAAATTGGGTTGAAGAGGATTTGCTTTGTTATGAAAGCATTAAGAAAAATCATAATCTTTGGCTTATGCTTTCAGACATTGGCTCTCTTTACCGAGTCAATTGGACAGAAATTGCGGACAATTTTCTAGCACTTGCTCTAAGTGAAGCGAGTGCATAATGTCATCAAATATCCTGAAAGTATCTTGCCTAGGTTGTAATTGGGCAAGTCAAGATGATGAGGAAATTGAAAGCGCAAATCAGTATGGGGAGTGTCTAGATGTTTGCAATGGTTCTCCTGCCTTGTTGCGTTGGGATTATGCAGATGGAAACATAAGAGTCAGCAATACATCAACGGGCGATTATGTTGATTTAGAAATTGCAAAGGCGGGTGCCTAATGAACGCAGTTTCTAAGGAGCAAGCATCTGCAATCTGCCAAGAAATTGAGCAGGCCGTGAGAGAAATTTTGGCAAGGCATAACATGGAAATAGCCAAAGTTCGAAGAAAATATGGAAATGCTCTTGTTTTTAATCTTGAAGCAAGCCCAATCAACTTGAATCCAAATGGAGTCAATACGGGCTCAATTGTTGCCCAAACTTTTTTGCAATATGGGAAAGATTATGGCTTTGCTAATCCTAAAGAGGCTCTTGGCAAAACTTTCAAAAACAAGGGCAAAACTTACAAACTTGTTGGGATGAATCTCAACAAATCAAAATTCCCTGTCGAGGCAATTGATGTTGCAACGGGGCAATCATTTGGCTTCACTCTCTTGGCTTTGAAGCAAATTGAGGGATTTGATTTAGATTGCGTTCCATCTTGGATGCAAAATTCTTTTGAGGCAGGGTCATGAGCCAAATCATCTGCCCTTTTTGTGGCAAGGAAATAGAAGTAAGAAGTGGCTTTGCCTATCAAAGCCTCTCTAAGCACATCAACTCAAATCATAAGGAAAGGATTGTCAATGAAACTAACAAGTGAGGATTTTATGTATTTGCACCATACTTCAATGGAATGGGGTTCGCATTGGAAAAATCAGGCCAAGCGTTTCGAACCACCTGCTGAGCGCATTTTAGCTAGTTGGGCTTATTGGTTCGAATCTTATTCTGCTCTTTTGCTTGCAAGACAATTTCTCAATCAACATATGTTTCCATCAACAATTTTCTTTGACACGGCGACTCAGGAATGGATGTTGCTGACTGATTACGAATCTTATGAAAGCAAAGGCGATGAAGATGATTCAGATGTCTATACCATCAAAGAAAAAAGCAAAGGAGATGAAGATGAAAAAGAATCGCTCTGTCAGAATTGCCGAGCAACTTTGGCGCAAGGCGCAGGCAAAGGCAAAGGCAGAAGGTAAAACTGCATCTGAGGTCATCGTTGATTTCTTGAAGGAATACATCAAATGACAACCGCAGAGATTGCGACAGCCTTTGCCGAGCGCGGATGGTTTGTTCTTCCCTGCTATCCACAGGCGAAGATTCCATTCTTTCCGATAGCAAAGCAAGGCTATAAATCTGCCTCAAATAAGCCTGCCACAGTCAAGAAATGGTTTGAGAAATCGCCCTTGTTAAACATTGGCATCGCTTGCGCGCCCTCAAATCTCGTTGTTTTTGATGTGGATTACCGCAATGGGGGAAGCCTTGAGGGCTTGAATCAAGAAACTTTCACAGTTGCAACGGGCGATGGCTTACATTTCTATTACAAGGCCCCGCTTGGCGCGACTTTTCCTGGAAAGCTAAGGGATGGCGTTGATATTAAGTTCAATGGATATGTCGTCAGCGCAGGATCAATGCACGAAAACGGCAAATTCTATGAAATTGTCAAGGACATTGAGCCTGCCCCTGTGATGGGATGGTGCTAAATGAATGGTTGGGATGTTCTTATCGTTTTCTTCACCGCCTTTTATGCCTTTGCCATTGGGAGAAACATCTTCTTTTGGGCTTTTCTCTCTGCCTTTTATGGCTTTTGGATTCCTCTTTTGATGATTCTCTTAATGCCTAAGCGCAAGCCAAGCGCAATCATCTTCCCACAATGGTTTATGGATTGGGCAGGCCCTAAATACATCAATCGCTCAATCAAGAAGATGGAAAAGGAGTTTTAGATGCCCTTCAAGGCTCTATCAATGCCCTCTTCCAAAGAGATGCGAGGCTCATAGAAGGAGAGCATCTTGCGAGTGTCGCCGACCCGATATGCGACCCCAACAGGAGCAGTCGGGTTGGTTCTAATTTCAGCCAAATAACCTGCCTGCATCATCACAAGTTCTGCCAAATCAATGAACGAAGTTGGCCTGCCTGAGCAAAGATTGGAAATCTCAATCTTGTTTGTAATCGCCTCAAAGGTCGCCCTTATAACATCCTCGATGTGAATGAAATCCCGCACCTGCGTTCCTTTGCCCCAAACATCAAAAGGCGCTTGCTTCTCCTTGCCTCGCTTGATAAATGATGGAAAGGGATAGTCAAGGCTTTGATCCGAGCCATAACCTGAAAAAGGGCGAAGAATGCTGATGCTCAAGCCTTCGGCGCGAGCATAGGAGGCAAGCTTTTCCCCTGATAATTTTGCCCATCCATAGGTCATGTCCGGCGTTCTTATGTGGTCAAGATTTATGTCGGACTCTTTGAGTTTTTGCTTATATTCTAAGCGTTGCAAAAAAATTGGATAAGCGGCAGAGGATGAGAAATAAACCAAGTGTCCAGGGCGCGTTCGCAAAGCCCATTGGAAGAGATCGGCATCGATGGCAAGGTCTGCGGCAACTGCCAAAGGATTTCCTTCAATGGTTGCTCGCCCGCCGACAATAGCTGCCAAGTGAATCACCACATCAAATTTTGTGTCATCTTTGGCAAAGAAATCTCTGACATCTCGGCTGTTCTTGATGTCGATGCCTGTGATGGAGTTGCGCTTAGAATCTAAATGCTTCTTGAAATTAGTGCCAACAAAGCCTGCATCGCCTGTTATCAGGATTTTCATTTCCCCCACCTGTCGCTCTCATATTTGTATTTCTCAGTGTTGGCTTCTGCCAATTGAGCATCGCGGTCAATCCTAAAGATGAAACGGTCATTCTCATCAAGAGCTGCGCCAATGTGGGAAAGTTTAGTCGGCGCATCGAAGGCAATGCCTGTTCTTATTGACTTGCCCTCAATAGCGGTGTTATAGAACGGATCGTGAATTAGGACTGAATCCTTGACCCTTGGATAGATAATAGTTGCAAGAAATGCTTGGTCTGTGGTGTAAAAGTCGCCAGGGTTATTGTCGGCAATAAGCTCTTGCATATCTCGCAACTTGTAAGTCTTGCCGGCAAACATCCCTGCGCTTATTGAATAATTATGACCTGAAGGATGGTCTTTAATGATGTGATAATCAAGACCTGATTGCTCCCATTCTTCGTGGGCTATTCGATCGCGGAAAGACAAACGAGCATCAGCATCACGGCAGATGACCACTTCAAATTGCGGGTCAGCAAAAGCAAGATAACGCCAAAGCCTTGCGGTGTTATTTTCTACCTCACTCATCCTTACAATCTTCACGCCTTTGACAAGATTCAAAGTGCTTATGACCCATTCATCAACGCTTTCGCCCACATAAAAGACTAAGCGGAAGCCATCCTCAAATGGAAAATAACGCGAGCCAAGAATTGCGTTCTTGATAGCTCCGATGGTGTAGCGCGGATCATTGCCATATAAGGAAAAGGCAATTGCTCTCATTTCAATAAATCTCGCAAGAGAACTTGATAGTCCTCGCTCTTGATGTAAAAGTCATAGGCCAAGGCATCCAATGAATACATTTCACGGGCATTGACAGAGCGATAGCCTTCATCCCACTCGGCTTTGCCTGCTAGTGGATGGCAATGCTCAATGATGACTTCGGGGAGATAAACGAGGTTGCCAAGGTCTTGACCTAGCTTCTTCCAAAAGTTGTCAAGATAAAGATGGCGAAGTTTTGGTGGCACCATCCCGCCGAGGGCGCTGACGATGGCTTTTGACATCATCACGGCAGTTGGCAGATTTTGGCCTTGGAGCAGGTCATTGCCATAAGCCAAGCCAGTGGCGGTGCCTATGGCTTTACTCAATGCAATATCCCAATCAGGTGTTCTGAATCTATGGTCATCGCCAATGAAGGTAAAAAACTCGTATTCATTGGCATACTTCTTGGCAGCGACATTGACAGGATAGGCCATTCCCCTTGTGGTGTTTTCAATCTCCAAAATGTATTCGACACCGACTGCGGTGCGATAATTTATTAGTTCCTCATCATCTTTGTCCACAACGAAGAGCAAGTCAGAGCGACAAGAGAACTGCCTGTGAGCTTGCAGAACTTCAACTGCATTCTTTGGCCTGCCTCTAGTTGGCACAAGCACTAGATTATTTTTCACTATCATTGATTTCCCCATAAATGGCGGTGTAAGCCGCCAAGTCGATGATGCTATCTTCGTGGTCAGGTGTCTGAATCAA